AGTCCGTTGGCTGTGGAATCGCTGGTTTATAAACCATTATCTACCTCCAAATCCTTGGCCGCCTTGGGCGAATCCTGCCTGGTCTGTAAAGATTGTGGCCGTTCTCTCTGGAGCTTGTTGGGTCGCTGTCCTGTAAAGGATCAGGTTCTCTTGCTCCTTAAAGAATGGGATCAGATTTTGGATGCTCTCCATGTCTTGTCTGTCTTGTAACACTTTGATCGCTGCACCGAATGCTATGTACTGCCACCACTGCTTAACGTCTGTAGTATTGGACGGGCTATGGTCGTCGCTGCTTAGTAGCTGTGATGGGGTTTGGTATACCTCGATCGCCACACGATACACCTTGTCTGGGACTGGGCGTAGGATAAAGTAGTCTTGGTAAAAGAGCATTGCACCAGGGCGGCTTGCTTGGTATGCAGAGAATCTAGCGTTAAGGTTTTCCGTTGCGTCCACTGTATTAGTGAAGGTGATGGTACAAACTCCTGTAACGTAATTAATTGCTCCAGTCAGAGCTGCTCCAGTAACGTTATCAATCCATGTACCAACATTACTTGCTGGTGAGGCAGGAACGTCGCTAGCTGAAAGCGTGGAACCGTCACTTGCTGTTGCTGAGACTGTGACTTGTCGTTTTAGGACTGGAACAGAGGTTAAAGTGAAAGTGTATGGGCCTGCTGAACCATCGCCTGCCCCTGCGTTCTGTTCCGTGCTAAGTCTTGGGTAAATCTTGAAGAATTCGTCTTGTGACTGGGAGTAAAATGACTGGTATCCATCGATGTAGACAGGAGGCAAGACAGCTTGGTATTTGTCTGTGTCGAATGAATAACGGTCTTCATTAGGTATGGTGAAGAATTCTAGGTTGGAATGTAGGTTCCAAATCTTCAAAGCTGACGGAAAATCTTGTTCGTAGAAGGTGTCAATATACTCTTCTAGGTCAGCGTTCGATAACTGATTGGTGGAGGGCGATGCGGTAAGCCTTCGTACCTTCTTTTTGATCTGTGCTAGCGTGCTTAAACTCATCTTTTACCCCGTGATGCTTGTATCGTTGTATTCGACCCCCGTGATCGGCGTTACCTGTGCTTGCGTAAATGAAGGGTCGCTTCCCGTGGTGTAGGGGACAGCAGGATCGACAAACGTGTCTAAAGCACTGGTATTGAGATCAACGGTGAACTGATCTGTTGCAGGGATGGCAACAACTGTTGCTGCGACGTACTCAACCGTCATCCCATAAATAGCTGGTATCAACAAACGGAGCTTCTGGCTAATCGCATAGCCATGGTCTTCAGTTGTCGTTACCTCGCCTTGCAATGCGTTGGTAACTGCCGAGATTAACCTGCGTCTAGGTTTAAAGTTCGACAGAATAGCCATTACGCAACCGTAAACGTTGTGGATTCGAAGTTCATTCGAGACTTTGGCTTACCTGAGGTGTTTAGCAAAGGGTTGCCATCGGCTCCTAAAATGTGAGAGTGAACATTGTAGTTGCAATTGTTGTTCAGGTGTCGAGCGACTGCCAAAGGCACTTCGTACGTTTCACCATCGAACATTGTATACCACTGCGTAGAGTCCCACTTGTACTTGCGGAATGCGAACTTTATATTTCCACCAATAGGATCTAGGCATCGGAAAACACCCTTCACCAACTTACTTTCTTCTTTCCACCTGCGATAAACTTTGTCATCGTCGGCAGAGTCACAAGTGACCTGATCTATGATTTGTTTATCTTTCTTCCACTCTTTGAACTCTTGGATATCTGCATCAGAGAATTCGAAGGCGGTTTCAGCTTTTTCGGCTGCTTTTTTGGCTGGGCCACGTCTTTTCACCACTTTCTTTGCCACTTCCTTCACTGGAGTCTCTGTCTTAGGCTCGATCAGTGCGGTTGCTTCTTCTTTAATTTCGTCTGTCATGTCTGTTCCTTTATTTTTTGAAAAGGGGGGAGACAATTTGCCCCCCCCCTCATAGGTTTACTCAGCTAGCGTATATCCGCTTGCAAGGGCTTCCCAGTAGATCACATCGGATGTGCTACCAGCAGGGCCGTCGGGTCCTGCTCCTAGTTCCATCACGATCTGAGCCGTGTTATCCATTGCACCAGCAAGAGTTGACGAAGCATCTCCAACAGGAACGATGTGCGCAGGTGTAACACCAGCAGCAGCTACCGCACTTATTGGGAATGCAAATGCTGTAAACCCACTAGCATCAATGTCAAGAGTGACAGTGTTGTTGGCAGTGCTTACAGCAGTGACTTCGCCAATGAGATCATTCGCTTCGATCATTCCGTAATCTGCGGAGACCTTTAAACGAATTTTCTCACCTACTGCCATGCCATGATCTACAGCAAAGGTAACAACCATAGGATTCGCAGCAGTAGCCGCAGTAATCCTATTCGCTTGAGGCGAATAAATTGGGTTGTTAGGGACCTTACGTACAAATCCAGCCGTTGCAACTGCTGCAAATCCAGACGAATCTAGGTAAGCCAACGTGAAGTTGTTTGCTGCTACAGCCGCAATCGTAAAGTCATAGCCAGCGATTTGTAGCATGCCAGTCGTTCCGTAGATACGGACTCGATCACCATTGCTATAACCGTGTGCTGTGACTGTTACCACTGCTGGGTCTGCTTGTGTTACGTCAGTACCTGACGTTGCTTGTGCTGCACCTAGAACCTGGCTAGATTGATCAACACGGGTGAAACCACCTGTAGTAATCAATTCCAAATCCAAAGCGTTAACACTGTTCTGTTTTGTAAACATGAACGCTTCGCCGTCAGCTTGACCACGTTGCCATTCAAATTTACACCCACGACCAGTTGTCTGAGTCGTTGCACTTTGGGTGCGGTTCCAAACTCGAAATACATTGAAGTCAGAACGTAGTGCGATATTGTGCGCCACTCCATCACTAGTGAAAGAACCTGAGGCAATCAATTGTTCAGCCATTTTATCCTCCTTAAATTGATAGGGTGCAGCGTAGGTTAATGATCCAAGCATCGTTTGTGATACGTGGTACTTCGGCGAATTTGTATCCAACCGATGCGTTCAGTGCCAACGGCCCATCATAGATAGGTGGTCGGTAAATGAACTGTGCGCTGTATCCGTCCTGCTCGATACAGCAGTATGCTTCCATACCAGCAACGAAACAGTTGTAGATAGTGTTTCCGTTCAAGGAAGCGAAAGCGTCGGACGAACCGATTGAGCTAAGTAGCCATCTTGTATTGGAAATGGATCCCCACTCTGGGCGAAGAACCTGGTCTTGGTTAGGATACTGACTCTTACTAACAAAACCAGCAACTCTTTCTAAGTCACCAATTAGATTAGTACTTGCCATTACAAAGTAACTATCTCTTACTGGAGCAGTACCAAACCTATCTTCACCTTCGATGCTGTCACTAATAGTGTAAGCATCCGCTGAAGCTAGAGTTTTGATAACTTCGTCCACATCGGAGCGAACTAGTTCTGTTGGGTTGTCGCCGTTAGTACCACCAACACAGTTGATGAAGGAAGCCGTAGCTGCCAACATGTTTCTGGTTAGCTCGTCCTCGGTTTGGCGAAGTGAAACGCCCAACCTTTTAGCGGCTTCGTTTAGAACTGGATCTTGAGATTGCAGCGTAACTTGCTCGTTCAATACGACATAAGTACCATAGAAATCCATCTTGGCATCAATATCGATTGCAGTAAGCTGTTGCGCTGGGGGGTAAACACCGCTGTTTCCTAAAGGTACTGTAGCAGTAGCCAATGGGTTAAAACGACGCATTCTTAGGTCCGTACCACCGTTTCTCGGCATGTATTTGAGCATTGCCGGGATTTTGTGAATCATGTACGGAGTTGGCACGCTCAGAAGCTTAAACGAAAGGCTTTGCTGAACTGGTGCTGGAAGAACACTACTGGTAGTGATCGCCATGGTTAGCTCCTTAGTTGGAGCAGACCTTTAACTCTGACGTGCGCAAGCCTGCATTTCAGCAAACAATTGCTTCTTGAGAGCAGGCGTTAACCCCTGCTCGAAAGCACCTGCTTTTGAC